TCCCTAATAGCCCTTGTGATTACGTTCTTAACATTCGAGGGAAAAGAGGGGGGCAAAAACGGATAGACAATTGGATTAAGACCCGTAGTGTAGAAGAGGTTCCATGGGTTCCAAAGGGAGATTGTTGGCATATTGTAAATAGTCATACCCGTCCAGCCAGACTCAAAACCATCAGGACAGTGAAGGCTTTTACGGATTATTATTGTGAACACTTTCAATTTAGTCTATTTCGTAAATCGAAAGGATTGGGATTGCTATGAAAAACGAATTAGAAATGGAAAGAATTTTCTCTTATGCTATGGGGTTGGAACAATCTGGCCGACAAAAAAATATGATCTTTTGTTTGGAAGATATGGTCTATATTCTCAACTCTGACAAAACGGTCATTCTCCGTTTTCAAGCCTCAAAAAAAGAATTCCTTGAACCTGTGGGATTTTTCGCCAGCAGTTATGATTCCTCAGAATTTGGAACTCATAAGGGGTTCATAACCTTCTTGAAAGAGAGTCAAGAGTTTGTCCGTAAAAAACTTTGCCGAGTTCCATCCCAGACTTTTGAAGAAGTGGAAGAGTTGTATTTTAAGTTTCACAATGAGGACAACGTCTATGTTGCCGACATCTCTTTTTCCAAACCTTCATTAGACTTATTAGAGGAGAGCTTGTCCCACATTGAATTCCTATCACAAGACAAAGAGCTCAAAATCCTTCAGCGGGACATTTATTCAGGAACCCTAATAGAATTGGAAAGAAAGAAGGCTACAGGGTTGGGGTTGTCTCTATATGAAGACGATATAGAAGAGGACTTTGGGCCCCTTGGGTTACGAACAAATGATTTTTTTTCCTTGTTCAATTTTAATGATAAGATCAAGATTTTCTTTCTTCCCCCAGATAAGGGATATTTTATCATTGAGGGGTCTCATAACTCTATGACTGGGGTTGTGGCTGGGTGTTTGTATGATTCCATCGGAATGATAAACGATTTACAGGAGGTGAAAGAAAATGGGAGGAAAAAGCCGAAAGACGGGGACAGTATCAAGGAAGCTGATCGAGCAACTCCGAAAAAAGTCCTCTTGTGTAGGAAAAGGAAATAAAGCTGGGAGTGGAGAAGGCCTGTTAAACCAAGACGGCAAATGGAAAGAAAAGCGGGGGGAAGAATGAGCCGATATTTAGAGCTTTTAGAACAAGGGAATATAACCCCTAACTTCTGGTGTAGTGAGGAATACTTTTCCAAAGCCCATTTGGAAGAGAAAGAGAGAGGAGATTTCTCCATGATTGTAGATGGAGATTGGTTGATGTTCCCTATGATTTCTCCTATTCCAAATCCCATGTCTATTTTATCTCCAAAACCTCATTTGGTAGAATTTACAGGGATAATAGGAGGGGATGAAAACAAGATATGGTCTGATTTTCCAGAATGGAATCCATCCTCTGCTCTTGTTTCTTTAGACTGGGAACACAAATTTTTGGATTATGAATATATTTATGACCCCAGAACCTTCCTAAGTATGAAAGGTGGGGCTTGGGCAGTGTTTCGGAAAAATTGTCGTAAATGGCCCAGACGATTTGGAAATAATAATCTAACCTATGATTGGGTTCATAAGTATCACCATTCTGGTGACCTCAATGAGCTTTTAACTTCTTGGTTGGAAAAGAAGGGAGATGAAAAGATAGAGGACGATGAAGTAATGATAAGTTATGTGCTTGGAGGCAAATTTCGTAAGCTCCTTTGGGATAAAAAAGGGAAAATCTATGGAATGAATATTTGGGACAAAAATTACAAATACATAAATTTTCGTTATTGTATTTGCAGACCAGAAGAGTTTCTCAGTGAATATATGAGATTGCTTTTTTATACAGACCCCATCATTCTGGGAAATAACAAATTGGTAAACGATGGTGGGGTTTTAGACAATCCCAATCTCAAGAAATTTAAAGACAAAATGAATCCTCATCATATCCGTGAGGTATTTTCTTGGTTTCAAAAAGACATCATTCAAAAGGAGGCTTTATGAAACGGGAAACACTATTAAAAGCTATTGAATGTATTATGCCTGGGGTGGATAAGGCTTCCAGTCCTTTGGGAATGGATTTTTTGGTATTCGATAAAGGATGGTTAAGAAGTTTTAATGATTCAGTGTCTGTATCTTTTTTTGCAGAATCTCCAAAGCCAATTCATTGTGCTGTCAAAGCCCAAGAACTCTACAAAGTCCTATCCAAAATGGAAGGGGATAATTTGAGAATGGTTGTGGAAGAAAGTAAGTTGGTGATAAAAAATCCCAAAACCACTCTGAAAATGACCCTAATGGAAGAAAAACAATTGGGAGTCTTGAAAGAGAGGTTGGAGTCTTTGGATACGGATAATTTGAATTGGGAACCATTGCCCAAGAAGTTTATGGATGGTTTAGACCTTTGTATCCCAGGAACCAAAAGTGATCCCACATTGGGAATTCTATCTGGGGTAGGGTTTAAAGAAAATCAAATCCTCTCCACTGACAACCAACGGGTATCCGTCTATACAATGGGTGGAACTATGCCCAATGAGTTTATACTTCCTGTAGAGGTTGTAGGAGACGTAGTCAAATATGCAAGAGATTCAGACAATGTTGCTATTACTGACTCTTGGATTCATTTTAAAAATCCATCTGGGCTTATTATTTCCACCCGTAGAATGATAGGAGAATATCCATTTGACAAAATAGAAAAAGTTCTTAAAGACAATTCCTCAAGTAAGAAAACCAAACCCTACAAATTTCCAGAAGGGTTGGATAAGGCTTTAGATATGGTGGGGATTTTAGCTGAGATTGGAGATAGGGATACTGGGTTTTTACCAATGGTCTCTTTAAGTAAGAAAGGGGATTTTTTGTTTATAAGTGGAAAGAAAGAGGCTGGAGAAATTGAGGACAAAGTGGAATGGAAAGACAATGCGATGCCTGGAGAATTAGAAATAAAGATTGCTCCAGAATTTTTGAAAAAAATTCTCAAAGTTACCCATGAATTTCAAATTGGAGCCAACAAAAATTGTATCCTCTTTAGTGGTCCCAACTTTAAACATTTAATGGTTGCTAAGGTAGAAGGAGAGTGATTTATGAAATGCTCGATTGATGGAAGGGAATTTGATAATCGAAAAAGTTTTAGTAACCATATGAGAATTCATAAATTCGGGAGGGAACGCTTTTGCTATAAAGGAATTAACTCCGGCCAGAAAAACGGTCAATGGAAAGGGGATCAAGTCGGCTACGCAGCGGTTCACGAGTGGGTTAAAAACCGTAAAATAAAACCTGATTTATGTGAACGTTGTAAGATCAGAAAGGTATATGATTTGGCAAATATCTCGGAACAATACAAACGAGACGTGTCTGATTATGAGTGGTTGTGCAGGACGTGCCATATGAAAAAGGATGGTAGACTTAGGAATCTTAGGCAAGATCGAAAAGGTGAAAAAAACGGAAACGCAAGACTTACTGAACGGGAAGTCTTTGAGATTAGAAGGTTCCACCAACAAGGGGTTAAAACCGGAATTCTAAGTAAAAGATTTAGAACATCTAACTGTCAAGTTTGGAAAATTTGTAATGGTAAGGTTTGGGGACATTTACTTAAAAGAAAGGAGGTATAACTCATATGGTCGATTGTTTAAAATGCCCCAGTTGCGATGAAGAATTAGATTGTGATGAGGTTGATATTGGGGTGGGAACAATGAAAGGGAATTATCGTTGTCCTAATCCTGACTGTGGGTGGGCAGAAAAAAGAGAGATGGAAGATGCCTAAACTAATTCGTTCAGTGGACCAAAACTATATAGAGATAACAGGCCAGATTAAGTATGAAACTGATAAGGCAATGCTTTTGTTTGATGGTAAAAAAGAAGTCTGGATTCCAAAATCGCAAATCGAAGGCATTGAGAAAAAAGAGAGACGAATGGTTGCTGTAGTTATCCCTGAATGGTTAGCAATGGAAAAAGAGTTGATATGAAAGGTTTTTTTGAGATAGATATTCCCAAAGTAACTAAACCCAAAGTCAATCGTAAAGCATTCGATTGCGAGGTGTGCGGATTGTATAAACAAGTAAACAGCCCAAAAATGCCCTACACAGGTGAAGGACAACTTAAAGTTTTAATGTTGGGGGAAGCTCCTGGGAAAAATGAGGATTTACAAGGTAAACAGTTCGTTGGAGAGGCTGGAGACTTGTTAAGAGAAACGCTGATTGCAAATGGATTTGAATTAGATAGGGATTTTTATAAACAAAACATTTTGGGTTGCAGACCTACGGATAAAGATGGAAACAACCGCCCACCCACTAAAGAAGAGATTTTCTCTTGTGAACAACGATGGCGGAAAAACGTAGAGGAAATAAATCCAAGATTCATTTTTCTATTCGGAGCCAAAGCAGTAGAAGCCTTCTTCATAGGGCGTTCACAGCCTATTACTTCAGATTTGAGTATTGGACGGTGGAACCGACAATGTATTCCAGATACCCAAACAGGGGCGTGGATCATTCCATTATACCACCCCTCTTTCGCTGTTCGTAACGCTGATTTTAAACCCAAATTCCAACAAGGTCTGAAATGGGCTTTAGATCAGCTAAAACGTGGATCTCCTGAATTTATGGATTGGAAAAAGTTTTGTAAACCATTAACAGATTTTAAAGAGGTTATCCACTTTTTAAGATCAATTTTAGACCAACAATCTTTAGAAACTATCGAAATTGCGATTGATTATGAAACTTCTGGGTTAAGACCCTATAAACCAGGCCATCATATCTGGACAATTGGAGTTAGTCTGATAGAATTGGAATGGCCTAATTATGGCTATTCTTTTCCATATAGTTATCCAAATCATTGGAGTGATAAACAATTCGATTCAATAGAATCATTATGGAAACAAATTCTCTCTGAGCCTAAAATACCCAAAGTGGCCCAAAACATTCAAATGGAAGAGAGTTGGGGCAGAAGAATAATTGGGGTGGAAACACAGAATTGGGTTCATGATACAATGGTTTGTAGCCATATTATTAATGAACATCGTAAGTTTACAGGATTAGATTTTCAAGTGTTTATAAATTGGGGCTACGAATACGGAGACGATATAACTCCATTTAAAAAGCCGAATGAAAGTGGATTCAATCGTATGCATGAAGTCCCTATTAAACAATTATTAGAATACAACGCCTTGGATGCTTTGTTTACAGGGATGTTATATGAAAGACAGGTGGAAATAATTGGAACTTAAACCCACACTCAAACAGGCCTATGATTTATTTCATAAGGGAATACTTTGTTTTTCCGATATGGAAGATGAAGGGATTTGTGTTGATAAAAAGTATTATGAAAAAACATACGAAAAATTGACCAAAAGAGTTCAATTTTTAGTCCAAAAGATAAGCGGGATGGAACCAGCCCAAATGTTTAAACTTAAAACGGGCAAAGACATAATTTCATTCGATACCAAACTCCATGTTAGTCATCAAGACCTTTCCAAACTCTTCTTCCGCTTTATGGGAATGAAACCTATAAAATTTACTGAGAAAGAAAATATCTCATCTGATGATGTTGTGTTAGAGAAAATAGGAACCCCATTCACCAAAGAAATTCTAAAAGTCAAAAAGCTCGAAAAGAACAGGACAACTTACATAGGTGGTATAAAAGATTTAGCAGCATTAGATAGTGATGGGCTTTGGAAAATACATCCCTCTTTCAATCTTCATATCCCACGCAGTTACAGATCAAGCTCAGATTCCCCCAACTTCCAAAACATTCCTGCTCACGATGAAGAAAGCAGATTATTAGTCAGAACAGGCATTATCCCCAGACCTGGAAACAAATTGGGGTGGGCAGACTATGGGGGTCATGAAGTAAGAATCATGGGTTGTTATAGCCATGATCCAGAACTAATAAGAATGATAAATAATGATGAAGACCCTCACCAAGAATGGGCTGACTACTTGGGAACAAGTAGATTTGATGCTAAAAATAGCTTTGTATTTGCTTTGGCATATGGGAGCTACTATAAGAGTATTTATGCCTCATTAGCCTCAGATTATCCAAAACTTTCGGAACGAAGAGTGGAATTGGCTGAGAGAGAGTTTTGGAAAAAATTTGCTATCTTAAAACAATGGCAAGAAGAGTTAATACGTTCCTATTATAGAAATGGTTATATTGAAATGCTTACGGGATTTAGATGTATAGGAGTATTGTCCCGCAACCAAATTGTTAACACTCCAGTCCAAGGCACAGCCTTTCATCTATTACTTTGGTCTTGTATTGAATTGAATCGAATACGAAAAGAAGAAAATTGGGAAACCAAAATCCCAGGTCAAATCCACGATGAAATATTTATGGACATTAAACCAGAGGAAGAAGATGATTGGAGAAAAAATGTAGAGTGGATGATGGTGGAAGGGACAAGAAGGACTTTTCCTTGGATCATTGTTCCGTTAAAAGCTGAGTATGGCAGTGGAGAAGTTGATCAACCATGGATAGTGAAAAAATGATAACAAGAGTTAAAATAAAACCAGAGGGGTTGGAAATAGAATGTTTTGGAAAATTATCAAAACAAAGTGTAATTTTATTGATAACTCCAAATGAGGCTATAACACTTCAAAGAACCATTCAAAATGCTCTTTTTGATTGGAAAAATTTTATTGGTAAAAAAATATCAGATTAACCAAATTAATCGGATAAAAGGAGAACCAAGTGGACTTAGAAAAAACCCCATTTCATATCAAGTATCGTCCAATTGAGTTTGATGAAGTGATTGGGAATAAAGCTACTGTTCAATCATTACAATCAATTATAGATAGGAAAGAGGGAAGACCACATTCATTCTTATTCTTTGGCCCATCTGGCACAGGAAAAACCACGTTAGCAAGGTTGTTGGCTAAAGGGTTGGGATGTGAGGATTTAGAATTTCATGAGTTAAATGCTGCTAATACAAGGGGAATTGATACTATCAGAGACGTGATTCAAAGGGCTTCTTATGCTCCGTTGTCTGGAAAAGTAAAGGTTTATTTGTTTGATGAGGCTCATCAGATAACTGGTGCTGCCGCAGAGGCTTTGCTTAAATTCTTGGAAGACACTCCATCTCATATCTATAATATACTTTGCACCACCAATCCAGAAAAGATTATAAAGACAATTAAAAACCGTTGCACTACATATATAGTCTCACTTCTAAACTCCATAGAAATGAGAAAATTACTAAAATGGGTTTTAGACAATGAACAAGTAACTTTATCCGAAACAGTCCAAAACACTTTAATCTCTGCCTCAGAAGGTTGCCCACGTAAATTGTTAGTAAGATTAGATCAGATCATAGACATCAAGGGAGAGCAAAACCAACTCGAAGCCATAGCCACTATTGTGGACGATGATGTTAAGATTATTGATGTTTGTCGAAGGCTAATGGAGAAAGAGGGGGGAGTTAAGAAATGGGCTGGGCTATCATCGATGCTCAAAACCTTTGACCAAGACCCCGAACAAACCCGTAGAGCCATTCTGGGCTATTTATCCTCAGTATTGTTGGGATGTAAGGGTGAGGATGGAAAACGAATAGCTTTGCTTATGGCTGAGTTTTCCAATAACTACTACGACACTGGAAAAAGCGGGTTGGTGGTGTCTTGTTATATGGCAACGTTAATTTGATAAAAAGGAGGCAAAGATGGACTTCAGATTGTTAAACGGCAAACCCAGAGTCACAATGATAGAACGTTTCAACCAAACGGTAAAACTAATCTATCCAGACAACGTCTCAAATAAAGAATTTCCAAACATCCATTCCTGTATGGTCTATATTGATGGGCAAGGTTGGGCAGTCAATGTAGAACACTTACATGGAAACAGAAAAGAAATTGAAAGGAGTAACGGGTGAATATCATTTCGGCATTAAAATCAAATGATTGTATTAGAGTGTCACATGGTGACAAGTGGCTCGTTTATGATAATGAAGAATGGGTAGTATATCAACGTAGATATGGAGCCAAAAAAACCATAGTGGTTTGTAGAACAAAAATACAGGATGAAGCGGTTGAAGCACTTTGTGATTTGTAATGATTCCAAATAAAGGGGGTAAACAAAAATGACTGTTATAATGAAAAATGACCATTTGAGGATTGTAAAAGAGATCAAACACAGGGCTTTAAAATTTCACCTCATAGGGGTTCTTTTGCTTACAGTTATTGTTTTTGGTTACTGGTTCCAAGGATGGGAAAATGCTGTTATAAAAGAATCTTATAAATTCTTTAAACAACAACACGACTCCCTCGTGGCTAAACAACAACTCTATGCCCTCCTTCGTAGCAAATCCCTTACCGTAGGGCAAGCCTTGGATTTGGGAGAGGTTATTTTAGGCCAAAACCAAGTCCCCATCTCAATAGCCTTGGCTATGATAAGTATTGAGAGCAATTTTAATCCTGAAGCAATAAGTAATAAAGGGGCAAAGGGATTGACACAAGTAATGCCCATATTACGAAAAGCCTATACAAATCATCCATCTTTTGGTAAAGAAATAAATCAGGTTTATGATGTTTCGGTAAACGCTAAGTTGGGGTTAACCTACCTGGGGGATTTACATAAACAATACAAAGATTGGAAACCAGCCCTACGTGCCTATAACGCTGGCCCAGAAAATGCCTATAATAAAAGATATGATCCATATGTAAATCTTGTGTTGGAAGAGGCTAAAAAATTTAAAATGGAAACTTTAGATTAAAATATTTATCTATGATTTAGGGGAAAAACTTGTATATATTAAGTAGGAGATAAGAATAAAAATGTCATTAAAAACACCAATCTTTACTAATATAAAAAGAGAAGAAGGAGAAAAGGATTTACACATCTCCCATTTACATAGATATGTTTCGGCCTATGTAACCGATAGTCAAGATTTGATAGATGATCTTCGGACTGCCTTGGACTTGGCAAGTGAGAAAATAGAACCCCAAATTGTTGACAAAGATGGAGAGATGTTTTTTGTTGTTTATCCGTCTGGATTAATTTCGCTTTGTTTAAGATGGAAAAATTACAAGATAATACCAAAAGAAAGGAGGTGAGTAAAGTGGTGAAAGATTATGAAAAAGATTTGGAAATCGACAAGTATGCTTTAGATGCAGAATGTGTAGATCAACCCCGTAAGTTTATGAAATGGTCTGAAAATCTTGCCGATGCTATGGCCGAATTGGATAGGGCAGACCAACGGTTGGATGTCACAAAAGCAGAAGTGGAACAAAATGTCCGTAAAGACCCCGACAAATACGGGATAGAAAAAGTTACTGAGGCTGCAATTAAGGTGGGCGTAACTTTAGATCAGGCTACAAAAGATGCATACGAAGATTGGGTTCAGGCCAAACATCAGGTTGGTATCCTTATGGCTGCCAGGGGAGCAATGGAACAACGACGCTCTATGTTAGAGAACCTTGTTAAACTATTCCTTAGCGGTTATTGGGCTGATCCCAAAGTCAAACCAGAACACAAAGAGGTAATGGCTAAAGAATCTTTTGAAAAACAAAAAGAAGCCCTCAGCAAGTCGCCCAAGCTGTCTGCGAGGACAAAATGACCCTTACTCTTTTAGAGTTTCTTTTAATTGTTCCAATTAGTTTGGTTATAATCTTCCTTTTGTTCAGAATAGCTTCCTCTGCTGTTTTTATCAGCTATTGGAAGACTAAATTCTGGTGGCAAAAGGAGCTAAAAAAACAAAAAAGGGAGGAGAACGAAAATGCCAGTAGACCGAAGAAAAGAAATGAAGCAGGCTCTTCTACAAAAGACTCAAGACTCCTTTAACCGCCGTGACGATACGGGGATGTATGGAGATATTTTTGAGGAAATTGAAGGGCTACAAAAGTGGAAATGTAAAGAAGGCCAGCACATAGGAGACATTATCCCCTATAAAGCTGGAAACCGTGATCCCAATACGAAAGAAGGCCAATGGACTTATGTTTTAGACATTTGGGTTCATGGGAATGTCGGAGTCAATCAGGACAGTTTCGTTTGTCCTTCCCGCAACTACAACCAACAATGTCCAATTTGTGAGTATCGTGAAGAGTTGCGGAATGAGGAAGAGTATGATGAGGACTTGGTTAAAAGTCTTTACCCCAAACGCCGATCCATCTACAATTGGCTTTGTTATGATGACCCAAAAGAGGAGGCCAAAGGTATTCAAGTTTGGGATGTAGCCCATTTCTTTATGGAAAAGAAATTAATGGCTATCTCTAAAGTTCCAGCCCGTGGGGGTTCTGGGGGTGGGTATGTTGCCTTTGCAGATCCAGATGAAGGGCGTTCAATCCAATTTGAAAGAAAAGGCTCAAAGAATAACACTGAGTTTTTGGGCCATCAATTTGTCGCCAGAGAGGGGTACACGATCACGGATGATGTTTTGGGGTTAGCCCATCAGTTGGATCAAATAATCCATATCCCAGACTATGAAGAACTTTACACAACGTTCTTCGGAAAACCCCCAGAGAAAGAAGAAGAAGAATCTCCACCACCCATAGAGGAGGCTGTTATTGAAGGTCCTCCACCTCCACCCACAAGACTCTTACGAAGAGGGGAAATAACCCCACCCGTTGAAGAAGAGAAACCACCTGTTCGGAAATCAACTCGCCCAACCCCCACACCTAAAGGGACTTGCCCTATTGGGGGAGTATTTGGAACCGATTGCGAAGATTTAGAAAAATGTGGAGATTGTGAGGTTTGGGATGATTGCTCTGCCGAAAAAGACAGACTGGACAAATTAAAGGTAAAGGAAGAAACCCCCAAACCAACACGGCAATCATCTGTCCAAAAACCCGTATTAGCCACAAGAGGGGGAGTTGCTAAGCCCATTACCGTAGCAAGACGTGGGCCAATAGGGGGAAGGAAATAACTCTAACATAATAAAAAGAAAGGGTGGCGGGGGGATGTAGCAGTCGGAGTGTATGTCCCATTTAACCGTATCCGACCTGCCCTTTCTTTTTATTTGTAAAAAGAAATAAACAATATGATAAGAGGAATTAATCCAGACAACCCAAAACAAGCAAGGGTATTTTTTGATATGATAGATGCTGACAAAGTCGGGGAACACAGACATCCTCAAATAGTTATGAAAGAAATTTCAGAAAAACATCACTTCAAAATTATTAGTTGTGTTCCACAATCCCTTTTTGATGGTTGGGACTTTTGGATAGAGTTTGACACTTTTCCAGAATTGCCACCCTTGTTTAGAAAAGTGGATTGGAAACCCGTGGGGGAAGCATAAATTGAGAAAAACTCTTATAAAACTAAATTTCTGTAGATGTGGTTGCGATAAAATAGCCCCATATGGTAATTGGATAAAAGGACATTGGAATAGAGGAAGGAAAGCCTCAGACAATTGTAAAAGAAAAATGAGTAAAAATCATAGGAAGTATAATTCAGAAGAAACTCGAAAAAAGATGGGGGAATCCAAAAAAGGCAATCAATATAATTTAGGGAGAAAACTTACAGAAGAGCACAAAAGAAAAATAGGACAAGCCAATTTAGGAAAACAAAGATCACAAGAGGTCAAAGAAAGACTTAGACAATTCCATTTAGGGAAACATCATTCAAAAGAAGCAAAACAAAAAATGAGTATATCTAACAAAAGAGAAAAACACCCTAATTGGCAAGGTGGAATTTCTTTTCTTCCCTATTCTGTAGAGTTTACAAAAGAACTCAAACAGTTTATTAAAGATAGAGATGGCAATGAGTGTCAGAATCCATATTGTGATTATAAGTCAAAGATATTAGCTGTTCATCATATTAATTATAACAAACAGGATTGTTCTCAATTTAATCTAATTACTCTGTGCACATCTTGTAATTCAAAAGCTAATTTCAATAAAAGAGAATGGAAAAGATTCTATAAGAGAATCATTTGGAGTAAATATTAAGATGAAACCTACTATCATAGTGGACTCTCATTTCTTATGCTATCGTTCTGTATATACGATGGGGGAATTGTCGTTTGATGAAAAATCTACAGGAATTATTTTTGGATTTTTAAACCAAATTTTCCAATTGGCTAAATTCTTTGACTACCCAAAATTCATATTTGCATGGGATAGTAAAAAATCCTATCGTAAAGACGTTTACCCCGATTACAAACGAAAAGACAAAAAAATGACCCAAGATTTATTGGAATTATTAGATACTTCCAGACCCCAATTTACCACTTTGAGGTTTCAAATTTTACCAAAAATCGGATTCGTAAATAACTTCATCCAAGCTGGGATTGAAGCAGATGATATAATTGCAATAATAACCAAATCTATTCTTAAACCTTTTAAAGATCATGACCAATACATAATTGTGTCTGTTGATAATGATTTATACCAACTCCTATCCCCAAGCGTATGTATGTTTAATCCCAAAACCAAAAAGCTATATACAGGGGATGATTTCGTAAAAGAGTTTGGTATTCAACCATTCGATTGGCCAAAGATCAAAGCATTAGCTGGTTGTGACGGGGATAATGTAAAGGGGATATCAGGAATAGGAATTAAAACAGCAGTAAAATGGTTTAATGGAAAAATTAAACAAGGCAAAAAGGCGGACATAATTTCTAAACTATCCGAAAAAATGTATTCGACAAATTTACCCCTTGTTACTCTTCCACATGAACGGACTTTACCAGTTTCATTGTTTAAAGACGAATTTAGTCTTAAATGTTTTGAGGATGTTTGCCTTGAGTATGGGCTTAAATCTTTTTTAAAGAAAGGGAATTACGAAGAATGGAAAAAAATACTAACCTAACAGTCAAAGAAAGAATGTTCTTAAAAAAGTTGGATAAGATTATTCAATTGCTTGAAGAGATGGGTAGGAAAATATGTGGAGAAAATCCATTCCCAGATGATGCAAGGAGACTTAACCCCTCCACTGAGGATGATGATTCCTCATTACGTAGTAGAGAACGATTAGAATCAGACGATGACATTCCATTCTAAAAGGAGTTAAAAGATGCTTTTAAAACGCAAGTCTGAATTAGACGAAGCAGTTCAACAAGTTGAGGAAACATCTCTTAAACCCATTGAGCGTAAAAAACCTTTGGATTATAGTAGAATCATATCCACTGGTTCAACGCTACTTGATCTTGCTATAAGTGGGGGCAGACGCAGAGGGGGAGGAATACCTGCGGGGATTATAGTTGAAATCTTTGGCCCAGAGAGCACAGGAAAAACTGCCATACTGGCAGAAATAGGCTCTCATGTCCAAGCCAAAGGTGGAAAGACCAAATTCGCTGATCCAGAAGCACGGTTGGACAAAGAGTATTGTGAAATCTATGGATTACATTTGGTAAGCAAAGAAGATTACTTCCGACCCGATACGGTCAAGGAGTTGTTTGACGCTATTTGGGAATGGGAAACAGACTCTTCTGTAGTAAGCGTATTTGGAGCAGACTCTATTGCAGCCCTATCTACAGATATGGAAATGGGTGATGAAGATAAGATGGGAATGAGACGAGCTAAGGAGTTTAGTGAGGGATTAAGAAAAACATGCCGTAAGATTTCTTCCAATGATAAATTAATCGTTCTTACTAACCAAATCCGAGATACCATGAACACTATGGGAGAAAAAGAGCAATCCACGGGTGGCCATGCCGTAAAGTTTTATAGCAGTTTGAGATTGAAGGTGGGATTTGAATTCCCATCCAGATACATTAAACGACAAACTTCCATTACAGACAAAGTCAAAGCAGAAAAGGTTATTGGAATTAATGTTACTGCAAAAGTGGTAAAGAGCACTGTAGATGACCCATACCGTGAAGCTCCTGTAAGAATAGTATTTGGGTATGGAATAGATGACATTCGAGCTAACTTGGAATACATTAAGAAAATGACTGGAGCAACCAAATATCCAGCCATTGATAAGGATTGGCAATCACTTGAAGGAGCGATCAAATACATTGAAGACAAAGGATACAAAGATCAATTAAGAGAACAAGTCATTGATACATGGGAGGAAATAGAACAAAAACTCAAAATGGAACGTAAGCCCAAAGAAAGAAAGTGAGGAGAAAATGGATATAATTGAAATCAAAGAAATATTAAACAAGTTAGAGGAAGACATCGGGGAGATGATTAAAGATTTTGAAAAGGGTTGTCACGTCACTATAAAATACATAAATGTTAGAAGGATAGATGTTTCTACAATGAGTGACGAAAGAAGTATTTTAAACAAGGTCACCATAACTGCTGAATTGTGAGGAGACTTTAAATGGAAAACCCAACCAACCCCAAACTCGAAAAAGAATTCAACAGATGGAAGAAAAATAAAGAAAAGAAACCTTCAGCCAAAGAGCTAAAGGAAATTAAAAAGTTAGCAAATAAAGCTCTAAGCCTATGGAGACAAACTATTAAAAAACAGGCTATGGGAATATGTGAAGCTCCCAATTGTAAAAAGATTAAAAAACTAAATGCCCATCATATTGAATCCTATTCCACTAACAAGACATTACGTTTCAACCCACACAACGGGATTTTGTTTTGTTCAACCCATCATAAATTTGGGAGAATTTCTGCCCACAAGTCTTTTTGTTTTATGTATAAGTTTATGCGTAAATATAGGTCAAAAGATTTGGAATATCTTTTAGACCATTACGAAAACAAAACAGAAATAACCAAAGACTTTCTGGAAAAAACTATAGAGGAATTATCCCGATGACCAAAATAATTAAAAAACGCCTTGTGGAAGAAGACCCTTTCATTAGCATCAATCCAGATACTATATTCTTTTCTGATCTGCACCTGCACGATCGCAAAGAATTTAGTAGGATAGACCCCAAGACTGGACTAAATACCAGATTGGCAGAAGGACTAAACATATTAGACCAAATAACTTTAATTCTTGTAGAGCACCCAGAAATTGACCAAGTATATAATTTGGGAGATGTTTTTGAACTTAAAGACCGTGTTCCCAATCATATACTAATTGAATTCAAAACAAGAATGGAAGACATAACCAGTAGGGTGAAGTTTGTTTCTTCAATGGGAAATCATGACTTCAATATTCAAGACTACCCCACGTTATCATTATTTGATTGGGAGAGCTTTAAATTTGTAAATAAAGCTGAATGGGATGGTGACGTTTACTTTATTCCTTTCCGACGCTATTGGGAAGATTTTAGAAGAAATTGGATAGAAATTCATAAACAACCAATAAAGCCAACTATCATTTGTATACACCAAGACATTCCAGATGCTGTCTATGAAACTGGAAAACGAATAGACGGTATTTGGGATTTGAAAACTGATCCTGATATACTTTATATTTCAGGCCATCTACATAAACCTCAAAAGGTTCATGGAATACAATTTTTAGGTAGCCCATATCCTATCAGGTTTTCAGATGAGGACTCAGACCGATACATTTGGTTATACAACAGCCATACCAAACAGCTAAAACCTCTACAATTGAACTATTCTAAATTTGTGTCTTTGGAATACTACGGACTCGATTTCCCCAAGAAAGAAGATTTAAAATCAATAGTAAATAACAATTACGTAAGAATTATTGGAAAAGTCCGAAAAGAGGATATTTCCAATAATGATAGAATAAAGATAAAAAGCGAATTGGAAAAACTTGGGGCAAAGGTGGTGGTCTTCCAAACCCAAATCGAATTCCACTCACAATCTAAAATACCAAATCATTTGATTGGGAAAAGCAAACAAGAACAAGACAAAGAAATCATAATCCATTATGCTGAGGAAAACCAAGGGAATTTGAATTTAGAAAAATTAACAGAAATGGGGATAAGTGTTTACGAAGACAGCCTCAATTGAAAAAACTATTACTAAAACGAAAACAGACATTACCCTGGGAAGAAGGACAAAAGTTTTGTAATGTCTGTAACGAAATACTTATTGTTTCCAAGGTTGAGGAACATGGAAATTTTTACTTCTGTCAAAAATGTAGGGATTGGAAATATCCAGATCATTATAAAACTCATAAGTATAAATTCAAGAAAAGCAATAAAGCGGATAGAATGACATCTACAGAAATGAGACATAAGATGGATCAATATATTGATAGAGCTCAGCCCATCACAAAAGTCAAAATCTATACTGCTGAAAATTATTCCCAAGAATTCTTACAGTCATTAGTTCCAAAAAAGTAAGGATGAAAAATGGGCTGGCCTAAAGGAAAGAAAAATCCTGAACAAAGTGAACGAATGTTGGGGAAGAAAAATCCTATGTTTGGAAAGAAACGTCCAGAAATGAGTGGAGAAAATAATCCTATGAAACGTCCTGAAGTTCGAGAAAAATCTAAAGGTAAACATGATTATTGGAAAGACAAACATCATTCAGAAGAAACTCGGAAAAAAATGAGAGCATCTCTAAAAGGGCGTATATCTGGGATGAAAGATAAGAAACATTCAAGGGAAACTTGTGAAAGAATATCCGAATCTCAAAAAGGTAAAAAACGCCCAGAACATGGAAAACGAATGAAAGGAAAGAAAAATCCAAGTTGGAACGATGGATCATCTTTTCTTCCGTATTCTCCAAACTTTACGGATGAACTCAAAAGTTTTATAAAGAATAGAGATAATAACGAATGTCAGAATCCCTATTGTAGTTATAAAACAAAAAAGCTAACTATCCATCATATTAATTATGATAAGCAAGGTTGTTCTCAATTCAATTTAATTACATTATGTAATTCTTGCAATTCTAAAGCTAATGCTAATAGAGGAGAATGGCAAAAACTATACAAAAAAATCATTTGGAGTAAATACTAAAAGGGAATAGTTATGAGCATGATTAATCTCAAATCCATAAGTGGAGAAGGATTTCTAACTTTCTACGATCCGTTCAAATTTCCCATTTCCGACTACCAAAATCAAACAGTTCAAATTGATGGATTAAACAAAGATGATTCTATGAGTCTTAGCAATGGTTCAGGCAAATCCAGCCTATTGGAAGCCGTGAGTTGGGGGTTGTATGGTGAGATTTGTAGAAAGAATAAATACAAGGATGAAGTCATCTACAACCGTAATGGACTCAAAGCTAAACGAGCCAGATTGGAAGTGCTATTTGAAGAGAGAGAAAACATTTATAAAATCATTAGGTCTATTGAATGGAAAAAATCCCCTGAGTTAGTCTTATGGGTTAATGAAACAGAAATAATGAGGGGTTCAACCTATGCCGTAAAACAAGAACATTTGGAAAAAATATTAGGTATGAACTTTGTGTCCTTCCAATGTTGTGAAATGTTTGGGCGGGATTTTATGAGTTTCCCAGACCACAAACCAGCAGACAGGGCTAAAATCCTAACAGACATACGGGAATTAGAACAATATGTCAAAGCCTCTAAACGATGTGGAGAAGAAACCAAAGCCATACAAATATCCATTTCTGAAAAAACTGAAGAATTGAGAACCATAGAGGGAAGAATATCTCAATTGCGGGAAATAAATTATAAAGACAAAATTCAGGCGTTTGAAGAAAATAGAAAGACTCAATGGGAAGAACTCAAAGCATCCAAAACAACCACAGAAAATCTTCTAAAAGAGACGAGAGAAAAAAATAAAAAGGAAATTCAAAAGTTGGAAACCCAAATCAAAGCCCATGAACAAGAAATAACAACTAATGACAAGTTGTTAGTTAAATTCTCAGCCTTTGATATGGAAAGGAGAAAAATAGAGCAAGAAATAACAAGGCTACAAACCAATGACCAAAATATTCAACAAAGAATAAATGAGATAAACGGGAAAATTTCTAAAATACGAAAGTTGGGGGTTGGGAATTGCCCCACCTGTAACCAACCTATTACTGGAGAACATTTAAAGAAAGAAATATCTGTTCACAACAAAAACATAGAACAATTCAAGAAACAATCAACAGAAATAGAAACCCAAGCATTAGAAGAAGGTAAACTATTAAAAAAGATAGAAATTGATATCAAACATTTAGAAAAGGTTAAAGAGAAAAATGAACAACTTCAACGCCTAATCTATGAAGCAAAAACTCTCGTTTTAAGGTGTGAAAAATCTCCAGAAGAGCAAAGACACAGGATTTCCTTAGAAAATATAGAAGTCTCCTTAAAAGACATTGAAAACCGTGTAAATCCATACAAAAAACAAGAGGAAGAGAGGAAATCAACCTTGTTCGATCTGGTTAAACAATCCAAAGACATAAAAACCGACATCGAGGCCCTCAACCAAGAAACTCAATACTATCGGTTCTGGGTAGATGGATTTAAGTCTATTCGGATTTCATTGTTTGGAATTATGTTAGACCGTTTCCAATCCTTTGCTCAAGACCTTCTCAGTCAATACAGTTCTGAGTTACAAATCCAATTTTCCACAGAACGGGAAACCCGTAGTGGAACAATGAAAGAGGAGTTTGATATTTCTATAACTGACTCCAGCGGAACAACCCTATCGTATGAAATGTATTCAGGTGGGGAAAAACAAAAGATTAGGCTATCTATCGCAATGGCATTGGCCTCAATGATAAAAGATGATTGTGGAAAAGATTTTAATTTTATCGCATTTGACGAACCGAATGATGCACTTGATGAGGTGGGAAAGGAAGTAAACTTTGAAGTATTTACCAAACTGGCCATGGGAGGCAAAGCAGTCTTGGTTACAGATCATGACTCTATCTTTAAAGATAAATTTGACTACTCTATTATGGTAGTTAAAAAAGATGACAAATCCTGTATATAGGGTAAGAGAAAATAAAGTTAAAAATGAAAGCTCTAAAAGATACCGTCAAAAGAATTGCTAAAGAGGAGGGTTATAAATCCATTACTGAATTTATCAATGCTTGGATTAAAGGTGGAGAGACTTTTTATTCTTTACGGGATTGGTTGGCATTGGAAAAGGGGGTGGATAAGCATGTAGTCACCATATGGTTACTCTTTAGAGACCACCTTACAATTCCCTATGGTTATGAAGACCAATTCTGGTATAAATGGGATGCCGTTGCCAAAGCCAAAGGATTTAAAGATGCTTCACATATGGTTTACATTTTTAGAAAGCGAAAATTATGTCTTGATGAAATGGCTGAAGAAATAAATCTTTCAAGAGGATCAACAGCCAAAACCATAAAACGATTATCCCAAGAACGGGCTGAAGGAAAAATAGTCCCAAAGCGTCAATACATAAGACATCAATACAGACAATCCAGAGATAGGAACGGAATTTCTCATAAAAGTAGACGTGAGGTTTGGAGGCAAAAATTAGCTAAATACGGATTTAGAAGTCTACGGGACGCCGTTTGGAGATTTAGAAAAAGAGGGATGACATATGTGGAAATGGCCAAACTTTTGGAAATAACTGATAGGGACTTTCGATACAGACGGAGGAGAGCGGGACTATAGAATAGAAGCTATTAACCAGAGCAATAAGGAGAAGCCATGATCACCGGAGGAACATCTTCTTCACCATCAAGAATTTGTCCCTACTGTGGGAGGTATATGGGCGGTAATGATGTAAGTATTAGTTATGCGTCTACTCAAGGAAGTTCAACGTGTGAAACGAAAACTCCACCAATAGAAATTAAAGAAAAACCATGGTTTAATTTTGTAAAGAAAGTGGGTCGGTCTGTAGAGAAGAAAGTCTTAAATAATGTCTGGAAGCCTATCAGGGGATAAAAAGCAAGCCTCCCTTTGTTTACCGGCACTATACGGATGATTAGGTGAATGATGGGAAAAAAAATAACGGTCAGTGGTGGCGAAGGCTCAAAGGAGGATGAGATAAAATATTTAGGGAAGAAGGTAGAGTGTCCCATGTGTAAGTCTATTAAAGTTGACAGAACTTGTAACACATTTACTAAACTTAATGAAGAACCCAAATGGACAGGGTGGTACTGTTATAGTTGCGGGCATTGGTGGGAAAATGAATAAGGAGGGGGAAGATGAGTTGCACGACTGATTGTGGTTCTGATAGGTCAGAAATACCCAGGGGTTTTTGTATACTTTGCGGAACAAGAACGACTCCTCATAGATCGAGACTCCGACCTTGTGGGTTATATGTCTGTGTTAAATGTGCGGAAGAACAAAAGAGGGAAATAACAGGAGGCAAAAATCAAGGAGTTGGAGAAAATGCAGAAGGAGGGGGAGATGAGTGTTAAAAAGGAGGTTCTAACTGCTTATGAAAATCCAACAAAATCAAAAGAAATCGGTTAAAATCACTTGCTTTTTAACCAGAAATAGTGTATATTTAAGGAGTGAAACATGAAAGTCATCAAAGTAACGAAAGAGTATTTTCAGACAGAAGATGAGAAGGTTTATTTCTTCGAACCTTTGGAAAAAGAAATATCCGTTGAGGATATGCAGAAGATTGTAGATGCAAACGAGAAATTAGTTAAGGAGTTGAAAGATGGAACAAATACCATTTCCAAATAAGAAGTATCACATAATTTATGCTGACCCACCTTGGAGTTATAAGGATAAGGCGAGTGCTGGAAAAAGAGGAGCTTCTTTCAAATACCCGACACAAGAGAAGGATTGGTTGCGAAAACTCCCTGTTCAACTATTGGCAGAAGATGATTGCGTTCTGTTCTTGTGGGTAACTATGCCTCTGTTGGACGAAGGATTGGAACTCATAAAATCGTGGGGGTTTGAGTATAAAACTGTTGCTTTTACGTGGGTTAAGAAAAACAAAAAAGCAGACTCATGGTTTTTTGGTATGGGGAATTGGACACGCTCAAACGCTGAACTTTGCTTGATAGGTAAAAAGGGGAGAATTAAAAGGCAAAGTGCGTCTATATCTTCCATTATTGATACACCCATTCAAGAACACAGTAGAAAACCTGATTGCACTCGTGAAAAGATTGTTTTTCTTATGGGTGATATTAGCCGAATAGAACTTTTTGCCCGTCAAAGGTCAAACGGTTGGGATGTTTGGGGAAATGAAGTATGAAAATCTATAAAATCACAGAAGCAAGCGATTATCTTGGGGTGTCAATAAACACTCTCAAGACGCTTGCTAACAGCGGAAAGATAAAATCTTTCAAGACGACTGGCGAGCATAGGCGTTTTCGCCAAGAAGATTTAGACGCTTATATGGGAGTCGAGAAAGAGAAGCAAGAAAAAAGGAGGCAAGGATGGATGATATAATAACCTGTCCAAAATGTTTTTACTCTGTTTTATTGCGACAAGTTATTTTTGAAACGATAGGTTACTATTTTATTTGCCCTTGGTGTGGCTATGTAGAATTTCATCAATAATGGGGAGAACAAAGATGGATGATAATAATTCTTCTAATGCAGAGTATCGTAATTGCGTTGATAAGGAAAAGGGTGATTGTCCTTTCATGTATCGTAACCAGTACTATATTGCGGGCTGTAGTATAGACAATATAATTCAGGTTGAATATTACGGATGCACGCCGAAAGACATTTTGAAGAAGCGGGCAGACAAGGAAAAGTCAAAATAGGAAGATGAGATGAATGAGAAGGATGAGTGGTTATTAAAATGTCCTTGGTGTTACTGAAAGAATTTCAAAATTTGAGGGTTTCTCATATTACAACCCAAGTAAAATGAAACAACCTGGCATCACAGAAGGGTTATGATAATATATTGAATAAGTAAACTATTGATTTCTCTATCTTGTTAATGGGAAAGAATTTTTAATTTGGGTGGGTAAGTTTGATTTTAATCCATTGTCAACTTCAATCCATTCAATATATATATTCATCCTATATAGTTTTTCTGAAACATTTGAAAAATTATCTTCTAACCATTGTTTTGGGTCTTTTATAATTTCTTTTATCCTCCTATATAGAACAATATTGTCCCATGAATTTATCACATTCCAATCTCCTTTAGGGGAAAGAATTTTTACGTTGTCTCCAGTCTCAAGCCAAATTTTACAACCATTATCTAATAAGATTTTAAAGCTATTTCCGTCAAGATTATTCTCTATATTAGAAGGATAAACTTTCCAATTTATTTTATCAAGAATTCTCCTACTTAAAAATCTTCCTGGCCCCATTGGCTCTTTTTCTCTTTTAGTTCCTTCATAAGAGCATCGACCTATTTGAAAAGGGTGTTGTTTAGAACAATGCATTATATACAAAGTATTACATCCAATAAGGTCATAGTCATTCAGATAAGGGGAAAGCACCTCGATCCAGTTAGAGGATAACCAATCATCTGAACCGCACAACAACAAACCATCTGGGTTAAATCTTCTACAATATTCTATTCCCGCTTGGACTTTTGCTCCCAATGGTTCGTTTGGAACTTCTAAATAACCAACTCCAGTAATATTTGAAACCATTCGATCTTCATAGCAACTTCCAACAACTATTATTTTGTCTGGGGGGGTTGTCTGATCAAGAATCTGTCTTATTGTTTCTATGGTTATTTTTCTTCTTCTCCAAGTAGGAACCAAAGCACAAATATTCATTTTATATCCCTTGATAAACGGTGGCTAAACTATAAAGTTGATTATCTAAACCCAAATTTTGCCAATTCATGGTTTGTGGTGTAGCTTCAGAAACTTCCTTTACATCTTTAAAATCATTGTAGAAACGAGATTTGAGCCAGGCATCTTTTACATAGGCTCGTTTGGATTCAGAAATTTTGGTGTTATAAAAATGTCCTTGGTAATACGGAAGATCATCTCCAAGAAGTTTTAACATCTCAATTCGCATCAAACCAGTAGACACCTTTTTGATATTGAAATCTAATCCAGAAACTCCATCAACCTTTATGGATTGATCCATAAGTTTTTTAGGAGTTCTAAAGGCCAAATCCAAGTAAGAATATGATAAGTAAGGAAGTAAAATATCACCCCATTTTATATAGTCATATAAAAAGTTAAATCTCCCAACTTCAAAGTATTTTTTCAAATTGGCAAAGGGATTATTTGGGTCTATTTGCGACATTCTTGAAGGGTAATCAAATATTTCCCCCCCACCATTTCCAGACACAACCTGGACATCTGAAAACTTCAGATTTAGATATTTTTCTAAATCATGATAGAAATTCAAATGACTTAGATGAAAGGCATTAACGTTGTCTTCAAAATTGTATAAATCTTCAAAATAATCTTTCTCCATGATTCGACCTTCTTTATAAACAGAATAACAACCTTCTGGCCATTGTTGTCTTTCCATAAGTTTTCTGAATATAGGGCTTTCTGGTTCACAACATCGGAAATGAATATCCCCAATCCAATTTGGACCCAATTTCTCTCTTAACAAAGTTAAAACATAACATAATATTCTACTATCTAAACCTCCTCCAGTCAGGACGATATGAAATTTGGAACTGTCCCAAACAGAAATAAAATATTGATAGATTCTTTGAAGGAGAAGACTTGCCAGATGTTCAGGGGCAATCCCTTCTATTCTGGCTTGAGGTTGTGTCAAATATTGATACTCAGATGGAATTTCACCAGACAACCAATCCACTCCTATTTCATTAAATCCTGAATCTCGTAAACTCAAAGTTAACCGATCTTCCTTACTTAGAAGATTGGTTAAAAAAATGTCCTTTTCTCCAGTCTTTTTTGAAACATAAATTGGACAAAATGGGAAAGTTAATCCCCAAGATTTTTTATGTCTCCATTGTTCTAATATATTATTCATCAATTTATGTCTCCTTTTATTTCAATAAGAATCATAAAAAGCAGAACAAAGACAAAACTCAGCAGAGCAAGGTTGTGGAGAAGTATAAACATCCCCATCATAAGTTTCAATATTTCCCAGTATTATTTGAGGTTGAGATTGACAATGCCATATATCTCCATCAATTGATACCATTGCAACCAAATCAAATACTCTACAAAGTTTACCTTTAGAAAATGTTGTATTACTAACATCTCGAACATCTTCAACTTGAAGTTTACGTCCATATTTTCGTAATATATCTTTAACCATAACTGCTTCTTGTTCAGTATAACTTTTTGGGTATTCTTGTCCATGATAAATATGATACATCTGAATTGGGCAAATCACATCTACATAAACAGAAATTTCTTGTATCAAACGTGCATATTCTGAATAATTAGCCAACACAAGAGGAGACAATGGAGTAATCACATTTACGATATGAACTCCAGAATCATATAACTTCTTATATCTTTCTATCAGATCATCTGGAATCTTACCATTTCTCAAATAAGAATCCAAATGGAATGAGGCCTCAATCTCTAATCTGGTCTTATCTTTTATCTGAAGTATTCGATCAACATGCTCCAAATTAGAAATAACACGCATTGAATTTTTTTGATCAAGAAAATGATTACAAAACTCAATAAAGTTTGGATAATCAGTAGGTTCTCCAGATCCAATCAACATTGACATAGGATAGTATTTACCAAATATTCGATCAATATGTTCTACATACTTATCCATCCCTATTCTATCAATAAAAGTCTCAACATCTTGGACTCCAAGTTGATTCATATTGGAAACACAGTAATCGCAACACAAACCACATTTATTGTTAATTAGTAATTGTAAGATTCTCATTTATTTGCCCACCTCTCCATGTTGAATTGCCCATCCACAAAACGGACAAACCCAATACCAGAACTCATTTTTCATCTTTGTTCCACAACATCTACATTTCATAACAACTCATCTTGAGAAACTCCTCCAACAACCTTTGCAGGAACTCCCATTACAATTGCTCTGTCTGGAACATCCTTTGTTACTATTGAACCAGCAGCAACCAAAGCGTTCTCTCCAATAATTACCCCAGGCAAAACTATTACCCCTATTCCAATTCTTGCGGCTCTTTTAATTTTATAAGGTTTTAAAACAAGAGGATACTCCCTACCATGGACAATCTTAGGAGTATTAGCCCCTACAAACATTGGAGCAATAAAAACATTATCCTCTATTATTACACCTTTAGTAATATGACATTGAGAATGAATCAGAACACGATTGCCTATTGTACAACATCCTTCAAAAATTGTCCCATGCCCTATCACACAATTACTTCCAATCTTTGTCCCTTTTCTCATAAAGACAAAATTTCCAATAAAACAATTGTCTCCTATTTCACAATCTTCCTCTATTACAACGTAATGCCCAACCCTAACATTTTTTCCAAAAATAACATCAGGATGGATGGGACTAAACTCCGACTCTATATACTTATTAGAATAAATGGACCCCATACGATTTAACCTCCTTCTATTAATTTTTCGTAAATCCCTCTCCAAGTTTGGGCACCATGACTATACCCATGAAAATCATTACAATATTCTTTCATTTTAATAGAAATGGGTTGTAAATCTATCTTCCCGTCCAATATTTGTTTCAACAAAGAATATAGACCTTCTACAGTTTTCCCAGGGTTTAAAATAGGGTTGTTTTTGTATTCTTCGCTATTTGATTGTTGTAGTGATTGTTCACTTATATAAGCTATTACTGGAACACCGAATTGCATGGCCTCTAATGCCGACATTCCGTAGCCCCCAATCCAAGTAACTTGATCTATAAATACGGTCATTCCTTTTTTGACTTCAACACTTTGTCGATGAGACATATTAACTGTAGGGACTTTTTCAAATTTATATCCCTCTTTTTCTAATCTTACAAAAGCTGGATTTATATGAGATTCAAACCCTTTACGATTTACTGCTGGATAGTAGCCAATTACAAATTTACCATTAGGTGGTATCCAGCAACTTGGAACATTTTCACTATCAATCAATTGGGGAATAAAAACGCCTTTAAATTCTGGATAATTCAAATCTGGAGTCATAGCAGTGCGAAAATCGGTCAAATCAATATATCGTTTGAAAGGAAACCAACTACGTGCGATTGGGGATGGATTGGGATTTTCTGGAGACAACCGTCTAAAACCTGAACCCGCCACAGTGATTATAATTTTGGCTTTGGAAGAAATTGACATTCCCAACCATTGTCGAATTGGTAACTCACTACCTTTGAAATGGACTATATCTGCCTCTTTTAACAATCCCTTAACAACTCGGCGGTTGGATAAACTTAAAACATAATCGGTGGGGTAACCAAAGCGATGTTTGTTTTTCACAATATGGATTGGAGAAAGTTCAGTGTGTTTACGCACAGCCTCTACTACTCTCCATGCACTACCAGAAAAATCATGTTTAGAAAGGACTATAATTTTCATAATACCTTTGGTGGTTTAAATGATTTTATATATTCAAATTTGAAGAATTATTACAGAGAGTTACAATACACTTGCTATTGTGACAACAATGATTGCAATTATCCCTAAAGGCCCATAAACCTCCCAAGCACTTTTAGGCTTCACCGTCTCAACCAATTTAATAGCACGGTCTGATACCTCTTTCATCTGGTCAAAATTTCGATTCAACCCAGCAATCTCCATATCCTTCACTTCAATGATTTTCTTTTGAAGGTAAAGTTCACGTTCATTCAGGTCATTTATCTTCTTCTCAATAAGGAGAGACTTTTCAAGTTCAACTATTGTCAGTGCTTGCTCTTTGCTTTTTTGAC